ATAACCACAACATGCCCCGACTTTTGGACAATAGACGAAACAGGAAATTGTGTTCAACCCAATGCGGCAGAGAAATTTAATTATGGTTCATCAAACATATTATCAAATTATGTAAAACTAGGAACATCAGGCACCCCTGGCCCCGTCCCTGGAAAAACTGATACAGCATCATTTGATTCAAAAAACGCCGCGTGGGGTTCTGGTAAAGATGGCGTATGCAACAAGCGCAAATGGGCAACCGATAACTATCTTCAATGGGACACTGTTACCAATGTCAACTATTGTTAACTCCTTATAGTTTTTTTCTGATTCCCGAATACTTAATCATAATAAAACCCGAAAAAAGCGACAGCACGGTTGCTAAAGAAATCCACGTCGCCTCTGAAATTGTATGTTTTAGCGCAATCGGTTTAAATAATTGAAAAATCGGATTTGCCTCGTCTGAATCCATATTCAATTCACCTCCAAAATCCAGCATTTCTTTCTTTAATAATATGCCCTTGATTGGCGATGTTTCCGCCGTCTTCATCTTATTCAAGAAACCAAAGAATCCACTGTCAAACATCTTTGTTGCCAGAACACCGTATTTAATATCGCTACCCGAGGTGTTTGTGAATACAGATGAGGCAATGTTTTCTAGTCCGCCAAATGTATTAATTCCAAAATACCCCACTGTGTTCTCAAATGTGCGACCCAGAATCGGCAACATCCTCACCGCCGCCATTGTTAGTCCAACAATAATAAATACCGAAATAAGAGAGGCGATAACAATTTCGGTAAAATCCTTCAATTTAGGCGGACCTTTTACAATACCCATTTTTAACAATGTGATGGAAGCCATCACCACAATAAATATCATCACTAGATGAAATAGTCCCGACATCAACCCATCAAAATAGGTAGTCTTTATTTCCGACTCTTTATTTTCCATTTTTGCCTGTTTCCATTTTTCTACCATTTCGTCAAAAAGTGGTTTAGTATCAAATCCCAAAACACAATATGACACATATATTCCAATTATTATCAGAATTGTTATGCCTAAAAAAGCATAGGTTATCATAGAGGAAGATGCCATTATATTATGGTGGCATATTGTATTTGTGTCCAAGCAAACTCGTTATATCAATGCTTCCAAAGTATGCCAAATAATATATGGCAGATTCTGTCCCTAGTTTAGTAGAACCAGGTGTAAAATACGTCATTGGCGAATCATTAAAACAGGCGCATAATTACAAAATGAACACGTACACATTCTTTTTCAATTTAGGAGTCGTCGTCTTGTTTATCCTTGTTTTTGGTGGTGTTTTATACTATAAATACAAGTCAAAGCCGACACCACAAGAGGCTCACGAGAAATTGATGCGGGACCAGGCAATCATTATGTCAAAGATTCACACCCATCAAGATGAGAGGAAACGTGCGGGGTTTTCAGGAATGACTAAATTGCCATTTGTGGATACCGATTATTATGTCGGTGCGCGAAATAACCAATAAATCATCGCCCCTATGAATATATGTTGAACAGCGGCGGCGACGGCGACTCACAAAAAATATTCGATAAATTGGTCAGCGGTGGAAAAGCCATTGCGTCTGGCCGTTGTTATGTAAATACTCCATTGGCAGGCGACATCGATTTGTCGCAATTGCGCGGAAAAGGTATCAGCGAATTATGGTTCCAAAAAGGCGACATCAATCAATTGTACAATTTCCCCGACAGTCTTAAACGTCTCGTTGTTCGTGAAAATAAACTCTCATCAATTCCCGTAAATGAACTTACCAATTTAGCAATATTGGACGCCGAGGCAAACCAAATAAGTGACGTCGACTTATCTATGATGCCAAACTTGACATTCGCCAATTTATCAAAAAACAAGTTGCGCAGCGTGGCCAATTTGCCGCCCAAAATGGTTGAAATCGTAGTTGATTATAACCCCAACTTGAATACCATTGATTTAGAAGGCGCCGATTCTTGTAATAAAGTGAGCTGTCGCGGAAAACCGCAAATCACAATTAATGGTGCGAATAAGCGATGTAATATTCGCACGGATGACGGCGCATATATTCGCAGAGGTGGTGCTAAAAAACGCAACTCAACGAGTGAATCTACAAATGTCTTGTATCCAGACCCCATCGAAGCATTTGATAAATACTACAAACTCAAAAGTGACTACCAGGCGTCAAGAAAACAAGGTATAAGCAAAATAATGATGATGCGTAAACCAATCAAAGAACGGCTAAAACTTGCTCGGCAGTTTGTGCCCAAATGTATCAATTGTAAACGGAAAGGCGGTACAGTATTCGAACGACGTCGCGATGCCGTTTTGATAGCATTGTGCGGAGTGTCAACCATTCCGTGTGATTTGAATATTGAAATCCGACTTGGCGACAATGCCGACCAAGCAGACACTATCAAATATTTCGAGGAAAACGCGCAAAAAATTAAGGACGACATAATGAAACTGAAACTCGATACATTATTCAATTATGTTAGTGAAGACGACTCGGTCGAGATGTTTACCAAATTATCAAATAGTCTGAATGACCCATCAATCACAAAATATTTGTCCGAATACAAGCAATTTTACGAATCGCAATATTACAATCCCGAAACAAACAAGATAATCAAAGATACGATGTCGGGCGTATACAATAAGTTGGCCGATATACGGCGTATTATGGATGAATATCGGAAAAATGGCGCAAATCGTTCCATGCTCGCAGATATTGGACAACTCCAACTTGAAATCGACACGGATATCAAGATGATTCGCCGATTGAAATATCCGGTGATAGAGATGATTCAAGACTCCGACAGTAATTCGAGGAAATTAATACAAAAAACATACGAGATACATAATTTTATTGAACCCGAGGTGGTCCGTTTTCAATATGGCTCATTTGTAGAACAACCGCAGGCGTCAAATCCAGACGATGATGTTATTGATTATGTTCCAAACTCGCCTGAATACAATCCACCTGTTTCAGAGACCACCGATTATGATTATGTTCCAAACTCGCCCGAGCTCGCACCTTATATTATTTACGATTACGGTATTGAATGGAATAACCAAGACTACAAAAAAGCGTGGAACAAATTACCAAAATACCACCAGACCGAATTGTTGAATGACCCAGATTGGTTGAAAGAAACGCTGGAATCAATGGTGAAAAATCAAGCCATCGATGTAAATGAAATAATACAACAAATTGGAAATAATCGGAGAAAACCGATGCGTCAAAAAATGGCCGTGCCAGCCAATGATTTGATATTGCCATCCAATCTGGCGATTCCGCCTCTCATTTCGGAAACAGGTGAACTCGATTTCGGCAACGAGTCCATCAATAAATTGGTATCTCAATTATCAGGAGAACAAAAACACGTACTTGTTGACAAAATCCAGTTTGTACCAATACCAGATGACGGGTCTGTACCGCGAAAATACGGGGTTCAGCCAAGAACTGGCAACATGACCACCGTTGAAAAGTCGGAGTTTACTAGTATGCTTGAGCAAATGCTGAAACCCAGGTTGAGATATTATGGAAGCAACCCATAATAGGTGGAACCACTCCTTATTAATTCCGCGATTCTTCTAATATTGAAATACAATATAATGCTCCCCATTTCGCATTTTATTGTGTATATTTTTCTAGCAACCATATTGCCACATATGGTATTCTCAAACACAAACGACACACAATGTCCGTATGTTAATGTGTCAAATCCTACATATAACAATGTTTCCAAAACCCGCATCATGCAATACAACGTAGAATGGCTATTTTTAAAAACCTACAATGACTGTCCGGGTTCTGGATGTTCATGGAAAACCCTGGCCGATGCGCAAACCCATCTTAGCAATGTAGCATCTGTGATTAGTAGTTATAACCCAGACATCATTAATTTGTGCGAAGTAGAGGGATGTTATGAATTGGAACAACTGAATACCCATTTAGGCGGAAAGTACCAGCCATATTTGTTATTTGGTACAGATTCTGCTACTGGCCAAAATGTAGGTATGCTGACAAAGCTTGCTCCATCCGCCGACTTAAAACGCACGGCCGAAACGCAAACATATCCTGTTACGGGGTCTACATGCGGCAGCAGCAGCAGTGGTTCAACCGGCGTATCAAAACACTACTACACATCGTATAACATCAACGGCAAAACCATTTATATGGTCGGCACACATCTACTGGCTTTCCCGACAGACACAAGTCGATGTGGGTTAAGAGAGGCACAAGCAACAATATTACAAGATTTGATATATTCCCTTCTTTCCACCACCCCCGGCGCAGAACTCATTTTGCTCGGCGATTTGAATGATTATGACGCCGAAGTGGCAGATTCGAACAACGACAAACCGATAACCACCGTCCTGGATATTTTGAAGGGACTCGCAGGCAAATATGCCGGAAAATATGCGCTCGATTCAGTTGCGACCAACGCCGAGCAATCACAAAGGTATACAAGTTGGTGGGATCCCAATGAAGATTGTGTCGCCACACTCAATGAGATGTCGATGATTGACCACATTCTTGTGACCCCTGGACTGACAAAGTATATTAGCCAAGTCTCGTTTCCGCATCCATATAACGAGTATTGCGGAACATACAATTCGGACCATTACCCAATCATTGTAGATTTCATGTGGCAATAGACGCGTCGTTTCAAAACGCAGTTTTTTATCCAGCCGTGTAATATATTTATTTGTCCCCCGATGTCATCGAAACAAACCATTTTTTATTATAGTAATTTTTGCCCAAATAGTCAACGGGTGCTACAATTTATGGTTCGCGCGAATCTCACAACCGAGGCCGCATTCATTTGTATTGACAAGAGAGGCAACGACCCAAATACGAACCAGATGTATATAATTATGGAAAATGGGGACCGAGTGCTGATGCCACCGAATATTCATAGTGTTCCGGCGCTTTTGATGATGTCCGCGAATTATAAGGTGATTTATGGCGACGAAATAATCCGCCATTATGAACCAAATATTGTGAATGACAAGATGTTGGCGACTAATTTCAATGGTGAACCTAGCGGATTTAGCTTAACTGGAAACGGCAGTTCATTGGTTGATACGGGGTCGATGGGTATATCGCTTGCGGCAACATACAATGGTCGGCAATCAATCCAGACACCGCCGCCTGAAAAAGGCAACAACAAAATCAAAGATGGAGACAATACGATGACAAATCAGATGGAAGAAATGCGCAAGGCACAAGATACACAGTTGGGTATTGGACAACCGGCGAAGAATCCGTATTTACAGAGCATATAAGACCCAAATACGCAAGTATTACAAAGTATTACAAAGTATACCGATTATGTTAGTTAAACCTTTTAACCTTTCAATTGCCAATTTATATAACTCGGATATAAAAAGGTATTTATTGGTTATAAAGGCCACCGTAGGTGGCCGACCGTCGCCCTCCCTCTTGAAGAGAGGGATGCGGGCTTAGTAACAGTTACCAAATCACATTCAAAGATACGCAGTGGTCAGTGCCTCTGGCACCTCCCGAGTACCCTTAAGGGTCGGCATTTAAAATGTGAAATGGTGTAAAACAATATAAATATTATTTAGCAATAAATATAAATATGGCTGACCGCTCACTTATTGTTCGCACATTCAACGATTTATTTTTTGAATTACTCGATGATGTTATCAAGATTTTACCAGAAAGCACGGGACTGAAAACCGCACGACGCTCTTTCCAGATGTTATCTGATCTAAATAAACCTATACTCATCAAGTGTTGGCACAAGTTTGTATATCTCAAATACAAAGATGTCATTTTTTCAGGCGATATATCCTTCTTTTTCGAGAAAGATTATTCGACAGATGTTGTCAAGCTAAGCAATCCTGATAAAGTGCTCGAAATCATTGATAGTATTCGCGAACCCGTGAAAGAGGCGTGTTCTACACCTGTAAACAAGAGTCATGTCACTACCTATATACAAAATCTGTCAAAGTTGTCCATCGCTTATGGAAGCGAATAGACCGCACAATAAATATGATATGAATTACGCATATCATATTTTGTAAACCTTTTTTTTGCCCTTATTCTGCCCTTATTCTGCCCTTATTCTGAGCCCATGGGAATCATGATATTTTCACTATCTAAAAACTCCTCTACCACCTTTTTGGTCACCTTAAACACTTTTCCAAACTTCGTCATTCCCGGCAAGTACACTTCATAGTGAAGCTTCTCCACATAATACTTGTCTCTTTTCACCGCAATATCTGCCAATTTGGTCTTTTTCAACACATGGACATCCATATACAACTGATGAATGCGCGTCTTGAACCGCATAAAGTATTCGGCAAACTGTCTGAACTGTGCCTTGTATTGCGGAAAATATCTCAAAAAATCATCAACTTTTCCAACTTTTCGTAAAGTCAAGTATTGATAATGTAAACACGGGTTATTGCCACGCAACGACTTCACTTCCAGGTACTTTTCAGCATACGTCGTTGTTCGCAATCCCGTATCTACGTTTATCTTCATCACTCCAACAAACTCCGCGCTACTTAGCGGATTATTTAGATTGTCTACATCGTCAGATGTTGCTTCAGCAGCATATTGAATAC